ATAGCGAAGCACAAGGCAGCGCAGATGGAGAAGGAGCTTAGGGAGTTCCTAATCTATTCAGGACAGGGAGAGTTCTACCGGGATATGCTGAGAGAGCGTAGTCGGTTAAAGAATGAAAGGCTCAGACTAGCGAGAGCAAGAGCGCAACAGCGGAAAGACATGATAGATATCAGTTTGCTTGTTGGTACTGTAATAATTGGAAGCATGGCCTTATTGGCTGCGGTTAGTGCGATAGCGAGTATTTAGATGACTGAACAAGAAATAGAAGTTTTGCTTGATAGGGCAGCTAAGAAGGGCGCACAGGAAGCTCTCAAGTCTATTGGTTTGTCTGACCAAGAAGCCTATAACGATGTCAAAGAGCTAAGGTCTTTATTGGAGACTTGGCGGGATACAAAGCGCACAGTAGGCCAGACCATAGCTAGAATGATTACTACTGCACTGTTGGCTGCTTTAGCTACAGGTGTCTGGATGAACTGGGGTGGTAAGTAATGCTTAACTTGATAGGTACTCTGGCTGGCCCTGTGTCAGCAATACTGGACAAGTTCATAGAGGACAAAGACCAGAAGGCGCAGCTTGCTCACGACATAGCCACAATGGCTGAGAAACACGCTCATGAGGTTGTCCAGGCACAGCTTGAGATTAACAAAGCAGAGGCGCAGCATCCTTCTCTGTTTGTATCAGGGTGGAGGCCAGCCGTAGGTTGGGTCTGTGTGTTAGGCATGGCAGGTAACTTCATCACAATACCTTTTACTAATATGGTTCTTGAGATAGCTGGCTACGATGTTGCTCTGCCGTTGATAGATATGGAGACTCTGTTGCCTGTACTGTTGGGTATGCTGGGACTTGGTGCTATGCGCACTGTAGAGAAAGTCAAGCAGGTTGAGAGGAAGTAGCAATGCCTTTAGAGGATAGCTTAGATTTAAACCCCACTGTAGGTGGTTCTGGTATGCAAGGAGCCATAGCTGGTTTACCAGAAGCTATGGATGCTTTTAACAAATATCAACGTATGCCGGGGCTTAGTGCGCCTACTGTTGTTCAGACTATATATAAAATACTAAATAGTCCTACTCTCACAGAAAATCAGAAAAGAACTACGCTTGCGGGATTGCAAGCTAATATGGGGTTAAACGATGCAGATGCTAAAGTTCTACTTAATTTAGCTAGAGGAACTCCATTAAATGAGCAGCAATTAAAAGAGTTGTATGGAGACACCGAAAAAAAAGAAGAAGTTGTAGACCTTGGAACTGGTGACCTTTCACCACAAGAAACATTTGAAGGTTTAGAAGAAGAACAAAAGATTAGTAAAATTAACGATGCTTTAGAGAATAATCCTAATGCTACTCTTGCTAACATCTTAGATATTTTAACTAGCTGGAACATACCTACTGATTTGTTTAGGAAAGCTACTGGTGGTTTAAGCCCTGAAGAATATGTAGCACAAAGAGATGGTACTGGTGACCCTGATACTGGTGGCCCTGATGGCCCTGATGGCCCTGATGGCGGTACTGGTGGCCCTGATGGCGGTGCTGACGAAGGAGATGGCGGGGATGGGTCTTGTCAGCCGGGTTATGAAAAATGGAATGGCTCTTGTGTAGCTGTCTGTAATGCTGCTGCTGGCTATGTAAGAGATGAAGACCCTTCTTCCCCTTCTTATGGGCAGTGTGTGTTAAGCGGCGGTGGTGCTGGCGGTGACGGAGGCGATGGTGGAGATGGAGGCGATGGTGGAGATGGTGGAGATGGAGGAGATGGAGGAGATGGTGGTACATCCTGTCCTATTGGTCAAGTCTATGATGAAGCATCTCAGTCTTGTGTTCCTATAAAGAAAGAAGTTACTGGAGGAGGTGGAGACTTAAACGGCCCTGTAGAAACTCCACAGATAATTTCACAGCTACCTCAACTGCCTGAAACAGAGACAGCAACAGGCGGTCTTTTGTTTGGGGCAGTTAGTCCTACTAGAACAACCGATGAGGTATTGGCTCCTGACTTATTTAAACTTGATGTGAACATACCTTTGGTACAGAGATTAACACAGTATAGCCCTATGGCTGCTCCGCAGTATATGTTGAGTGGCATATCACAGAGATACAAGGTGTAAGATGACATACTTAAACTTAGTAAATAACGTCCTGAAGAGACTGCGTGAGGCAGACGTTTCTACTGTAACGCAGAACACCTACTCTACTATGATTGGGGAGTTTGTTAATGATGCCAAGGAGTTCGTAGAGGACGCTTGGGAGTGGTCTGCTCTGCGTACTACCATTACAGTCTCTACTGTGGCAGATGACTATAGCTATTCCCTGACAGGCTCAGGTATCAAAGACAAGCTGTTGGACGCTATCAACGATACCTCTAATCTCAGGATGATACAGGACTCTAAAGCTAGGTTTAACGAGAGGCAGTATATCTCTACTGCTGCCACAGGCGCACCTCTGTACTTTACCTTCACAGGTGTTGACGGTAACGATGACCGTACTATTGATGTGTACCCTACGCCTAACGGTGTGTATTCTCTGCGCTTTGACATGGTTGTAAAAGAAGACAAGCTGTCTAGTGACAGTACCGATTCTGTGCTTCCTCCTAGCCCTATCATTCACTTGGCTACTGCTATGGCTGTCCGTGAGCGTGGCGAGACAGGCGGTACTTCAACACAGGAATACTTTGCTATAGCCAATACTAGCTTGTCTGATGCTATAGCTCTGGACGCTGGACACTTCCCACACGAGACTGAGTGGAGAGCCGTTTAATGGCACAACAGCTACAAAACATCACCATTGCAGCCCCAGGCTTCTTTGGTATCAACACACAGGACTCGCCTATCGGCTTGAATCCGTCCTTTGCGTCTATCGCAGACAACTGTGTGATTGACCAGTACGGGCGTGTTGGTGCAAGGCAGGGCTATACAGAGGTAACCACTAATGGTGCTGCTGTCTTGGGTTCTAGTGCTGGCTTAGAGATGATACATCAGTACAGAGACTCTGATGGCAATGTCGTTATATTGTCTGCTGGCAATAACAAGATATTTACAGGAACCACTACACTTGTCGATGCTACTCCTGCTGCCTATACCATAACAGCTAACAACTGGAAGGTAGTCAACTTTAATGACCATGCCTATTTCGTACAGCGTGGCTATGAGCCTTTGGTGTACTCTGCCCATGCTGGTGTGGTAGAGAAGATGTCTAGCCATGCACATTCTTCAGGCACACCTCCGCAGGGTAATGAAGTGCTGGCAGCTTATGGTAGAATATGGATAGCTGACTTTGCCACAGATAAATCTACTGTTTATTGGTCTGACCTACTGGATGGCGCAGTGTACTCTGGAGGCTCTACAGGCTCTTTGGACGTTACTAAGCACTGGCCTAACGGGTATGACGAGATAACGGCTCTAGCGGCTCATAATGGCCTCCTAGTGATATTTGGCAAGAACTCTATCCTTATCTATGAAGGTGCAACTAGCCCTTCTACAATGACCTTAGCTGACACCATAGGCAATATAGGCTGTGTTGCTAGGGATAGTGTACAGAACGTAGGCACTGACCTTGTGTTCCTTAGCTCCTCCGGTGTGAGGTCTTTGGCTAGGACGATACAGGAGAAGTCAGCCCCTCTGGGTGATATTAGCCGTAATGTCAGAAATGACTTGACTACTGTTCTGGCTGCTGAGACAGGTAACATTAAGTCTGTCTACAGTCAGGAGAATGCTTTTTATCTGCTTAACTTCCCGGTACAGAACATAGTTTACTGCTTTGACTTGAGAAGCCCTCTGGAAGATGGGAGCTACAGAGCAACAACATGGAGTCAGATAGACCCTCTGTGTTTTCACAGACTGGATAACGGAACAATATACTTTGGACATTCTACAGGGATAACCAAGTATGAAGGCTACAACGATGCTGGTGCGCAATATACATTAAGTTACTTCAGTAATCCGCTAGACTTTGGTAATGCAGCAAATCTGAAGTTTCTCAAGAAGTTTACTCTAACTATTATTGGTGGGCAGAACACACAGGCTGTGCTTAACTGGGGTTATGATTATAGTTCTGCCTACACTAAAGAGACTTTTACTTTTGCTGATAAGAAAATTGCAGAGTACGGAATATCGGAATACAACACATCAGATGCAGAATACTCGGCAAGCATTATTATTAACACTAACGGGTTTAACGGAACAGGTAACGGTACTGTAGTGACTGTAGGTATTGAAGCTACTGTAAATGATTCTCCGTTCTCAATTCAGAAAATAGACATTCTTGCTCTGCTGGGCAGGTTGATATAAAGAGGTGAAATAGATGGACTGGCAGGATATTATAGGTCAAGGTGCTGAATTAGGAGTTAATTATCTACTAGCTCAGTCTTTGGCTGGGACTCAGAGAGGTCTTGGCGAAGCTGCTGC